ACCGTAACTACTTAGAAGCCGAGTATCAATTCGCTGTACAGAGCGCACAAAGTGCTGCTAATTGGGCAAATCTGCAAGAGGACACAAGTAGGTATTGGCTTGAATATCGCACGGCAGGCGATGAGCGGGTAAGACAAAGCCACGCCTCTTTGGCAGGAATCTGCTTACCCAAAGAAGATACCTTTTGGACAGAATACTACCCGCCTAATGGTTGGCGTTGTCGCTGTACCGCTGTAGAAGTATTGGCACGTGAGAAGACTAAAAGCAACCCCGAAACTGCCAAAAAGGCAGGAGAGGAAGCTACTACCCAGATAGGAAAGAGCGGTAACAACAAACTGGCTATGTTCCGTTTCAATCCAGGGCAAGAGAAGAAAGTATTTCCACCTAATAATACCTATACCCAAGTGGTAGGGGCGGAACAAGTACAGCAGGTTTTAAACAATATACAACAAAGGCAAACACCTGAGTTGAGAAATATAGCAGATTTAAACAGTTTCTTTACAGATTTTGCCCGAAATAATACTGAAATGTTTGCTCGTGGTTTTAGTGAAATAACTATAACCACACGAGCAGATGTAAATGGTACTACCGATGCTAATGGCCTAATACGCCTTAAAGGAGATATTGTTAATAAGTGTATTGCGGCTGTCAATAATATACAAAAAGGAGTCGCTACAACATTTAGTCAAGAGGTAGCCTTATCTACCTTGCACCACGAGATTTGGCACAACACTAATAAAATAGGGTTGGTACGAATGAGCGCCTTCCAACAACAAACAATGGAATTAGCGAATGAGTTTGTAGCGCGCAAAACACTACCTCAATTCTTAGAAAAATTAGGAGGAGAATTACAAAATAGAAGTCTAATGAATGACAGGGATAATACGGGCTATAATACAATGGTAAGAAATTATGACCAACTTATTAAGTGGTCTGGGGCAAATGAAGATGAGGTATTAAATACAGTACGTGATCATCTTATCAATGGAAGATATAATAGACAAATAGAGGGGCTTTGTAATGCAATAGTAAACCACTCAACCAATAACACGGATGAGATTACGGCTACAGAACTTATTGTTGAAGCTCAAAGACTTTCAGAAAGAGAATTTAAGAAATTGTTATCCACGTATTGAAGATAATTCTCTTTGGTACAATGCGGATAGTTTATTTGAAAGCTCTGTAAGTTGATAGTTTTCAGCATAGTCCAGTAAGTTTAATATTCTCATCTGCTCTTCCGTATATAGTTTTTCATAAGAAAAAAGAAGAGGTGAACATTCTTTGTGAACTATAGCTATATCCCACATTTCTGCAGTTCTAAGGTCAATACCTTTGTAAGTGTATTCTGTTGATTCCATTTCTATGGACGTATTTTAGGCTACAAAATTACAAAACATTTTTCAATATAAAAACAAATCTTTTAAAAACTTTTCTATAACAAAAAAACTAAGCATTGCAAGATATAGAAAAATTGACCATTAAACATTATTAAAATGGACTTTAAAACCTTTTTAAACCACGTTTTAAACGATACCAAGGTAAAACTTACTGAGGCTTTCGACCGCAACTTCGAGCGTAAGGGCTTCTTTGGCAATAGGTGGCCAGAGACTAAAATTCCCAATCGCCGTGGCTCTCTAATGATGCGTACTGGTACCCTCCGCCGTTCTATCCGTAGTACCATACAGGGAACAACCATACGCTGGACAAGCTCCGCTCCTTATGCTGATATTCAAAATAATGGTGGTGAAATTGTTATAACCGCAAAAATGAAACGCTATTTCTGGGCAATGTACTACAAAGCCTCAAATGCTGGAAAGGGCAATAAAAAGAATAGAAATCTACCTATTGAGGCGGAATATTATAAGGCTCTCGCCTTGAAAAAAGTAGGGGAAACTATAACTATCCCTAAAAGGCAATTTATAGGGGAACACCCCGAAGTAAAACGTATGATCGACGAGATTGTCAATTTTAATCTAAATGAAGTTTTTAAAAATATAAAAAGATGAAAAACCTCTTAGAAAAACTCCAACTAAGGCTAGCAGAAATTCCCCAACTGAAGTATATAGATGAAAACTGGGGACAGCTGGATTACTACAGCCCCAATATGCCTGTACAGTACCCTTGTGTACTGATAGATATAGGGCAGGTACAATATAGCAACTTAGGAAAAGACCTTACCAAAACACCCCAACAACGACAAATAGCTCAGGTGCAAATCAAAATTACCATAGCTAATATGCGCCTTACCAATACTTCTCTACTAGCACCAAGAAGACAAAAGGAGGACGCTTGGTCTATCTGGACGCTCATAGAGATGATACATCAAAAGATACACGGATTTTCTCCTTTGCCTAATGTAACCCCTCTAATCCGTGCTTCCCAACAGCGAACCCTGCGTGATGATGGTATTCAAGAGTATGAAGTCTATTATTCCTGTGAGGTTCAAAATATCTAATAATCGTCTGTGAGGGCGTTTTTAATCGGCAAGCATTGCTAATTCTCCCTCTACATCAGTACTAAGTATCTTGTAGAGGGTTTTTCTTGATATAAAGAATTTAGGATAGATAAATTCACGCCATATCACCGAAATAGGAGTATATCGGCAATCGTGCTGGTTGAACTCCTGCATTACTGCTCTATATCTCAATAAGTGGTTACGGCTGTAGGGTCTGTGGGGTTTTTCTTGAATTTTCATAAGGTGATTTTCTTTGCCTGCAAAATTAAAAAAACACCCGCTTATTTCCAAATTGGATTTTAGCGGGTGTTCAAATAAAAAAAATGACACAAATCAAAATTTTCTTAGCCTCTTATATATCCTTCGTACATCATCATCGTAGCTCTCTGTTCTATTTTCTCGGTAGCGAAATTGTTCGTGCGCTTGTTGATTTTGATTTACAACTACCTCGGTGCGCTCTTGGTCATACTTGCGGAAGACGCTCATTACTTTCGGCATACTGATACGCTCGTACAGCTCGCCAAATTCGCCTGATACAATCCGCTTGAAGATTAGAGATAACTCCGATATTTTCAGGTGATGATAATCCTCCATTATCTGCTCAGTACAAAGTTCTATCTGTGCCTCCGTAAGGGGATTATTTAGGTTCAAAACCTCATTCAGGTAAATAAGCCACAGGCTAATATAACTCCGTAAAAAAGCCTCCCCTTTATTTATCTTTATCTGCACTAGGCTGTAGGTTTGTCTGCTAAGAGCATCACTTATTCCTTTTATTTTTGCGCTATGCATAAGGCAATTATTAGGTGAATAAACCCTTAAAAATTCTTTGTTTGAAATCGTCGCTAATGCTTGATTTTGACTTACTGTTACCTCGTTTTGCATTTTGTAATATCTTGTTTAATTGGGAATTAATATACTTTAAGTCTGTATTCCGTTGGTGAAACTCGTCTAACTTTTGCCAGTGTTGCAGTAGGTACTGCCAAGTGGCGAGGGCTTCTTCATCATCAGCCGAATTGCTCGTAAGATAGGTGATAATCTCCTTGAGGGCTTTGCCGTCAGCTCCAGTGAATTTTGGTGAAAGTCCAAATAGTCTGTTATAGAAGACAAACCACTCATCTAAGAATTGGGTATAAAGATTGGCTGTTTGTCTTTCTTCTTTGGTATAGGATACACTGCCATTCCATTGTTCCTGGTAACGCCCTATATCTTCCTCTTGTGGGGGTAGAATAGTTCCAATCTGCAGATATTGCTGACTGTTAAGCCCTCCTCTTTTGACTTCTACCTTCCAAAGTTCCCCTTTCTTGTAGGTGAGCTTTAGGAGGGTATGGGTACGGTGTATGGTTACTATATAGGTCATTTTCCGAAATTTAATTATCTGTCCATAAGGTAGTTATTCTTTCTATTAACTCTGTTATCTCTTTAACAAAGAGCTGTACATCCTTATCAGCTACTATTCCATCAGAAATGTCTAAAAAGACACCATTTATTATACCTTTGGCTAAAATAGTATTCTTTTTGACCTCTTTAAGAGCTATGATAATTTTTTTAAATTCCTCTATTACTTCTTCTTTATCCATCATTTAAATAGTATTTAAATATTATTCTAAATATAATCCTGTGGCTACTTGTTGGTTGTATTTACCCCCTTCAACTCCATAAAGCATAGTAAGCCGCTTTATTTCCTCCTCGGTAAGAGATTTGGATATTTTTTGTTCTGGGCGATAGATGCCCGAGCGAGCTACATATAACTTAAAAAAAGTTTCTTGCATTTCCTCACGACGTTTATTTTTAGTTTTAGCAGTTCTACAGCGGTTCACTACAGGTAATCCGTGTTTGCGCCATTGCTGGTTTAGGTGAGTTTTAAAATAGCCATAGGCACTATCCAATGTTACCCAGTCTAAATAGGACATTTGTATTGATATTTCCTTTACGCCACTATCTTTAATGCGATAGAGTTTATAATTTTTCTCTTTGAAAAAGTATTTGATTAGCTGTATAAGTAACCACTCGTCTAAGTTAGAGGAATACTTGAAGTAGTATTCTTTTTCACCTATACTATCAAGTTCAGCTTCCGGAATGTTATACTTCTCAAGTAGTTTTTTAAGCATTTTTTCTGCTGATTGCTGTTCTCCTGCTATTCCTCTTTTTACGAGTTCATAGACTTTTGCAATTTTTTCTTTTACTTTGTCGTTCATATTGTAATTTTTTATTTTTTTTAAGCCCCCCATTCTTCTTCTGTAAGTTGTTTTCCACAATCTTGACAAAAAACTGCCGTTATCTGTACCGTACAATACCCATCTATCGTCCGTAATATTTGCCTATCGTGCTTACACTCATTCCCCCTTTGAAGGGGAGAAGGGGATGTTTTCTCGTACCATTTCTCAATTATTCCACTTAAGGCTCCTATTACCTTACTGACTT